TTAGGGGGGGCATGCGAAAAAATTACAAAGAAAAACTGAAGTATGACCAGGAGCGGGCCGCCAATCTCAGCATTCTGGGCCGTGAGATCGGCAAGATCCCTCGGGTAAAAAACGCCCGCCGGAAAAACGCCGGCCGCCGCGACTTTTTGAAATTTTGCCGAAGCTATTTTCCGACTTCCTTTCCTTTGGCGTTCTCCGCCGACCATCTCAAAGTCATTGCCAAGATCCAAACCTCGGTACTTGACGGCGGACTATTCGCCGTGGCAATGCCGAGGGGCTCGGGGAAAACGACCCTATGCGAAGTGGCTTGCACCTGGGCGTTAGTCTACGGTCATCGGTCGTTTGTTGTGCTGATCGGTTCCGACGCCGCCGCCGCCGGCCGAATGTTAGACTCTATAAAAGTCGAGATCGAAACAAACGAACTATTACACGACGACTTCCCGGAAGTGTGTTACCCGATCCAAAAGCTAGAACGTATCAGCAAGCGTTGCCTGGGACAAACACACAACGGCAAGCCGACCTACATTACATGGTCGGCCGAAACGCTTACACTCCCGACCGTACCAAAATCACCGGCCTCGGGTGCGACCGTAAAGGTTGCCGGGCTAACTGGAGCCATTCGCGGACTAAAACACAAAACGGCATCGGGGAAATCAATTCGCCCCGACTTAGTTGTTATCGACGATCCGCAAACCGATGAATCTTCCCGGTCATTGTCACAGTGTGCGTACCGGGAACGCGTGCTATCGGGGGCCGTTCTCGGTCTGGCGGGACCCGGCAAGCAAATATCGGGTATCATGCCGTGTACGGTCATTTCGCCAGGCGACCTTGCCGACCGTATGCTAGACGCAAGCAAACATCCTGAATGGAATGGCGAGCGGTGCAAGTTGCTTTATGCACTTCCGGAACGCGAAGACCTTTGGGATGAATACGCCAAAATACGGGCCGACAGTTTCCGCCGCGGCCTAGGCGGGAAGTGCGCAACCGAGTTCTACCGGGCACATCAGGTTGAAATGGATCGCGGGGCCGTCGCGGCCTGGGCCCAGCGACACAAGCCGGATGAACTTTCCGCAATCCAGCACGGAATGAACCTGAAAATGGATGACCCGACCGCGTTTGCCAGCGAGTACCAGAACGATCCCCTGATCGAAACCGATGAAACCCGGAAAATCCTTTCCGCCGAGCAGGTCGCCAGGCAACTGAACCGAACACCTCGGGGCGTCGCCCCGGCGGGATCGACCCGGTTGACGGCCTTTGTCGACGTCCAAGGCGATTTGCTTTACTGGTTGATCGCGGCCTGGGCGGACGATTTCACCGGGGCAATCGTAGACTATGGGGCATGGCCCGACCAACGCCGGCCATACTTCACGCTCCGGGACGCCCGGCCGACTATTGCCCAGGCGACCGGCATAAGTTCACTCGAAGCGTCGTTGTTCGCGGCCCTAGAGCGGGTCGCGGCCGAGGTGATCGGAAGGGAATACCCGGTTGACCTGGGCGGCGGGCTCCGGGTCGAAAGGGTTCTGGTCGATGCTAACTGGGGTATGTCGACCGAAGTTGTCTACCGTTGGGCGCGGCAAACGCCGTTTGCGGCCCTGGTGACCCCTTCACACGGCAAGGCAATCGGGGCGTCGAGCCTACCGATGGAAGAATGGGCGCGACGACCCGGCACGAAATACGGGCAAAACTGGGTTATGCCGACGCCTCGGCCCGGTCGAGTTCGGCATTTGGTCTATGACGTCAACTTTTGGAAGTCATTTTTTCACTTCCGCATTGGTGCGCCCCTCGGCGATCGCGGCGGCCTGACGTTATGGGGCGACAAACCCCAGGAACACCGGCTTTTAGCCGAGCATTTGACCGCGGAATTCCCCGTGGAAGTCACCGGTCGGGGTCGGACGGTGTCGGAATGGAAATGTCGGCCGCATAAACCGGATAATCACTGGCTAGATTGTGCGGTAGGGGCGACCGTGGCGGCGTCAACGCTTGGAATAGCGTTGCCAGGTACGGAAACCGTGGCAAAACCACGGCAAAAAGTGAGCTGGGCCGAAATCCAACGGCAAAAGCGGGCTAGTTATGGCCGATAATGGGATTATTTGCCCGCGTTGCGGCTGCGCGGACCTCCGCGTAACGCATACGGTGCGAAAACCAAATCAAATCACACGTTACCGACGGTGCAGGCATTGTCAGAAAAAGTTAATAACTTATGAAACAGCGCCAGAAAATGCTATTAGTAGCATTACTTTAAAAAAGTTGTAACTTTTCCTTCCCATGGTGCGCCCTATTGGTTACAGTTTGGGTATGGCAGACATTGCAGACACACTTGAAACGGTCGCCGGCCAACCTAAAGAGGTTCAGGTTGACGGCCAGATTGTAAAATCTCAAGACTTGGATCAATTGATCCGGGCCGACCAGTATTTGAAATCCAAGGATGCCGCAAGCAAGAAAACCTCAGGATTGAGGTTCGTAAAGTTGTCCCAACCTTCAAGCGTGTAAATGCTAAACTGGTTGAGAAAACTTATCCAGCCAACAACGCGGACCATCCGGCGGCCCGTTCGCGCACGTTATGACGCGGCGCAGACAACCGATGAGAATCAAAGGCACTGGGCGTACTCCGATTCACTTTCGGCCAAGTCGGCAAACACGCTTACAATCCGGCAAACACTACGCAACCGGGCCCGGTACGAGTTCGCTAACAATGGCTATTGTCACGGGCTCATTATTACCCTGGCGAATGACCTGATTGGCACAGGGCCGAGGTTGCAGGTACAAACCGACGACGCCGATTACAATCGGGCCGTCGAATTGGCCTGGAGCAACTGGACGGCGGCGGTCGGCCTGGTCGACAAATTGCACGTAATGACCCAGGCGAAAAAGCGGGACGGTGAAGCGTTTGCGGTTTTCGTCACAAACGAAACCTTACCAAACCCTGTCCAAATTGACCTTCGACTAGTCGAGTGCGATCAAGTGACCACGCCTACAGGAATGCTACCGTCGATCAATGACGATGGGCTAGTATTTGACGCCTCGGGCAATGTCGTTGGCTTTCACGTGTTGCGGTTTCATCCCGGCGATACCTATTCCGGCACGTTGAATGAGTTTGACACGCTACCGGCCCGAAGTGTTATTCACTGGTTTCGGGCCGATCGGCCTGGTCAATTTCGCGGCGTTCCGGAAATCACGCCGAGCCTACCTTTATTCGGTCAACTTCGGCGGTATACCCTGGCGACCCTGACGGCCGCCGAAACCGCCGCCAACTTCGCCGCCGTTCTCGAATCACAGGCCCCGCCTGATGGCACAACCGAGGAACCGACCCCGTTTGAAACGCTCGAAATCGAGCGCGGCATGATGACCACGTTACCCGCCGGGGCCAAGTTGTCGCAGTTTGCCGCGCAACATCCAACAACTCTTTACCAGGAGTTCAAGCGCGAACTTCTCAAAGAAATCGGGCGGCCGTTGTCGGCCCCGTTCAACGTCATTTCCGGGGATAGTTCGCCTTACAACTATTCATCGGCCCGGCTGGATCATTTGCTCTATCGCCAGGCCCAGCGGGTCGAGCGGGACCATTGCCGGCGGATCGTACTTGAACGGGTCTTTCAAGCGTGGGTGGATGAGGCGCAAATGGTTCCGGGTCTGTTACCGTCCAGGCCCGGGACCAGCGCCGATTTGCCGCGCGATTGGATTTGGCCCGGGGCCGAGGCCATCGACCCAGAGAAGGAAGCAAAAGCCGACACGGAACGCCTGGGCAACAACACAACAACCCTGGCGGAGATCCTTGCCGGGTACGGGCAAGACTGGGAAAGTTTTCTCCGGCAACGGGCCCGTGAACAACAACTGATTACTGAACTTGGACTAGGGAGCAGCAATGGCGCGACTAGCAGCCAAAATGCAGCCAATCAACCTAACGGCTGAATCGGTTGAAATGGATCTGGTCGCGGCCGCAACCGGGGCCGACGGCGGCCTTAAGCGGTTCACCATGACCGCCTACACCGGCGCGGCAATGCAGGTGGCGTATTATCAGCACCCTGTAGTGATCGACCTGGCGGGAATGAAGATCAAAGCTGCCAGGAAACCAATTCTTAGGGACCATAACCCGGCGCAAATCGTAGGACACACGGACGCCGTTAGGGTCACGGATGGCCCGACGCAATCCCTGCAAGTTACCGGCGTCATTTCCGGTACGGGGCCGGCGGCCCGGGAAGTCGTCGACCTGGCGGCGAACGGGTTTCCCTGGCAGGCGTCGGTAGGGGCCTCGGTCGATCGGATTGAATTTGTTGAGCGGGGTCAATCGGCCAACGTCAACGGGCGATCTTTTTTCGGCCCGTTGTACGTCGCCCGAGCAACTGAACTCGGAGAAGTTTCCTTTGTACCTATCGGAGCGGACAACAACACCACGGCAAATGTTGCAGCACAACACAAAACCGGAGTAAACATGGAATTTGAAAAGTATTTACAGGGGGCCGGGTTTGACCCCGACCAACTTACCGACACGCAACGGGCGTTACTTCACGCGGCTTTTCAAGCCGGTCATTCCAAGGCGCCGGCCCCGGTGGCAACGCCGGCCCCGGCGTCGTCGTTGGATGAAACCTTTGCCCGACTCAAAGCAGAAAAGGAACGTGAAGAACGCGTGGCCAGAACTTGCCAGGCCGCAATTCAGGCCGGGGCCAACATCGAGGAAATCGAACGCCTCGGCCGGGCCGCCGTGGAAAATAATTGGGACCTTAACCGGGTCGAGCTTGAAGCGCTCCGGCTGACCAGGCCGGCCGCGTCAAGGTTTTCCGGTGGGGTGATCTCCCGGAGTTCCCGGGCGGCATCGCCCAAGGTGATCGAGGCCGCCGTGCTGTCCGCGGCCAGGTATGAACACCTTGAACGGGACTATTCGCCCGAGGTACTGGAAGCCGCGAACGAGCAATGGCGTCACGGGCTCGGCCTGGGCGAACTTGTATTGACGTTCGCGCGGAAGAACGGCTACCAGGGTTTAACCTTATCCGGTGGCCTGGCGTCGGCGTTGCGGTCGGCCTTTGAACCGCGAGATATGGATATTCGGGCCAGCATCGACGGGACCTCAAGCTATAGCATCAGCGGCATCCTGTCGAACGTCGCCAACAAGTTTTTACGGGTTGGTTTCGAGTCAGTCGAGCAATCCTGGCGACCCATTACCGCCATTCGGGCCGTCCGCGACTTCAAGCAAATTTCTAGCTATACGCTTACCGGAGCCATGGTTTATGAGAAGGTTGCACCGGGCGGGGAAATCAAACACGGTAGCCTGTCCGAGGAAACCTACACTAATAAGGCCGATACCTACGGCCGCATGATCGGCATCGACCGCCGGGACCTGATTAACGACGACCTGGGGGCCCTGTCCTCCGCCGGCCGTCGCCTGGGACGCGGCGGGGCTCTGAAACTGAATGACGTTTTCTGGACGGAGTGGCTGGACAACTCATCCTTCTTCACCTCGGGCAACGCGAACTACATTTCGGGAGCCACGACCAATCTTTCCAGCGAAGGTATGCGGGCTGGCCTGGAGAAGTTCCGCAAACTGACCGACCCGGACGGTATGCCGATGGGCCATACGCCGCGTTACCTGGTGGTTCCTCCGGAACTTGAAGTTATCGCCATGGAATTGTTCACGTCGACCAACTACAACACCGGCGGCGCCGCGACGACCGAGAAGGTTCCGAACCGAAACATTTTCGCCGGGAAATATCTTCCCGTTGTGAGCAATTACCTCAGCAACTCGAGCTATACCGGGTACAGCACGACGGCTTGGTATTTGGTCGCCGACCCGGCCGACGTTCCGGTCATTGAAACCGTGTTTTTAAACGGCGTGGAGTCGCCTACGGTTGAAAGCGCCGAGGCGGAAATGAACCAACTCGGAATATACCTTCGCGGTTACCATGACTTTGGCGTCAAGAAACAAGAAAAGCGCGGCGGCATCAAATCCAAGGGCGCGGCCTAATACTGGGAGAAAATAACAATGGCACTTGAAGCGTATTACAAGCAAGAGGGGTGGATGAGGGACTACACTCCCGACGCCAACCTAACCGGCGGAACGGTAATACAGATGGCCGACGGAACCGCCGGCGTTGTGGTTACCGATACAGACTCGGGCAAACTTGGCGCGGTTCGCGTCGCCGGACATTTCACCGTGCCGAAAACCTCGGGCGTAGTCATTCTGGACGGCGGCCAGGTCTTTTGGGACCATTCGGCAAATGAGGCGACCTATCGACAGGTCAGTGACCGGGATTTTTATTTAGGCACGGCCGTAGGTGACGCAGCCAGCGCATCTACGACAATGGTTGTAGACTTTAACCGCCGGCCACACTACAAGGTCGATTTCTCCGCCGATAGCGTTGCCAACTCGGTCATCGTCGGCACGGCCGCCGCGGGCGGGTTCGGATATCCGATAAGAAAGGGCGGCGGCAATAGTTTCCTTATCACGTCGACAAATGAAGCACAAAAAGCCGACCTGTTAAGCGTTCAGGGCTGGGCAACCGGAGCAAATGCGATCGTCGAGGGCGCTTTCCGTGTTGTTTCGGACGGGTCGGGCACGGCAACCGACGTTAACCTAGGCTGCGCGTCGGCGACTCATGCGACCGATGCCGACTCGATCGCCGAAAGCGTGTTCATTCACTTGAACGGGAACGAAGCGAACATCTACGCCGAAAGCGACGACGGGACGACCGAGGTCGCCGCGACCGATACGACCATTGACTATACCGAAGGGTCGGCGTTATCGACCCGGGTAGAGTTCTGGATGGATATGCGCGACCCGGCGAGCGTCAAGATCTACATTAACGGCGCCCAGGTGTTAAGCGGGTCAACCTTCAACGTGTCGGCCGCCGTCGGGCCCTGGTTCCTTTTGGCGCACATTGAAAAAACCGCGTCAACGGATACCTACGAACTGTCGGTCGACTGGCTCCGCGTTCGGACCTCGGAGAAGTAATGGCCAACATGGTTTTAACCGGAATGTCTGTCCTGGCCGAGCAGATTGGAACCCACGCGTCGAATACGGTCACGTATTCACGCGGGGGCCAGTCGGTTAGCCTGGCGGCCGCCCCGGGAAGAACGAACTACCGAATCGCCGACGATTACGGGAGCCGGCTTGAGTACGGCGATAGGGATTATGTTATTCAGGTTGCCGTACTCAAACTGGGCGGAGTGGCGACCAGGCCGGAAGTTGGCGACCGAATAACCGAGGCCGACGGATCTATCTATGAGGTTCTGACGGCGTTCGGCGAATCGGCCTGGCGGTATAGCGACCCGCAAAAATTCGCCTACCGTGTCCACACAAAAAAGGTCGGGTGATGGCGGCCAAAATCGTAACCCTGGCGAATGAAATCGTGTCTCAGTTGAACACGGATTTTGTTGGGACATTTACGGCCGTCAGAAGTTACCGGCCGGCGGCCAAACTGGATGACCTGGCGACCGTCGCGGTAACCGTTGTTCCAAAAAGCATGGAATATCAGCCAATGTCGCGGTATTTCGAGCAGGTCGATCACACAATAGAAATCGGCGTGCAACAGCGCGTAGCGACGACGGCCGACATTGACAACAAAACCGATCTGGTCGAGCAAATCGGCGAAAGCCTACGCCGATCGGTATTCACTTCGGGGGCCGATAAATTTCACGTTCTAACTGTCGAGGTTTCCCCGTTGGTTGCAATTGAGCATTTGGACGAACTTAACGTCTTTTCCTCGGTCGTTACCGTCACAGCGCGGGAGGCCCGAGCAACATGAGTTACGCTTTCGACCTGGCACTAAAGAACGCGAAGAAGAACTTTTTTGACCGGGCGGCCGTTGTCCGGGCCGTGACCTCGGCCAACGCGAAAAACCTACGCCGGGTTGGGGCGTATATCCGCACAAGAGCACGGTCAATAATAGGCAAGCCAAAAAAAGGAACCTCGGCCCCGGGCAAGCCGCCTCATTCGCACGTCGGGACCTTGAAGCGGTTCATCTTCTTCGGCCTTGACCAACGGAAAGAGTCGGTCGCCATCGGTCCGGTGTTGGTCAAAGCCAATACCCAAACGGCTCCAAAGGCCCTGGAGTTTGGCGGGCCCTCGGTCGGGATCAGTCGAGGCCAACGCAAGGTAAGAAACATACGGGCCCGGCCGTTCATGCGGCCGGCGCTCGAGGCTGAACGGAATAACATTCCTGAAATTTGGCGCAATAGCGTGAAAGCGAGGT